GACTTGGAGAAGTTCAATCACCAGAAGAAGAAGATGCTCGAAGAGGCGATAGAGGGCTTTCTGGAGAGTGAGAAGAATGGCTTCAAGACTCCGATGAGACGGATAGGGAAACTGTACGACGGAGACAAGAACGGTCGAGATGAGCAGTTCCACTTCAGTTGGGAATCGCCATGGAAGGGCGGACACGGTTCTTCGCATAGCAGTAGTGGAGGGCATTATTCGTTTGCATCTGCTATGGGAGGGCAGCCAAATGGAGGATGGGTTGGAGGTGGGTCGATTCCGTATAGCCAAAGTCACCATGTGAACAAGTTTGGTAAGTATAAAGACCCATGGAAGGGCGGTTCTTCGATAGACGATATCTTGGCGTCTTGGGAAGCGGAACATAGCGGTTCGTCTTCTAGTGGAGATTCGCATTGGTAATTTGAATCTGAAGTACAAGTATCATAGGATGGCATTGTTTATGGAAGAGAAGAAGAATAAGGCAAAGAAAGGTAAAGCATCTCATTTGAATGAGATGGTGCTTAATCTGGTTGATGGGATGTCAGCTAGAGCAGCGAATATGGTCATAGCATCTTACAATCAGATTCCGATAGTGATACGTGATTCGATTAACGAATTCTACAATGCGATAGATGGCATAGCAGAGAAGGGAGGAATCGAAAGGGTCAAGACGGCGCTTGCCAATCTGGAAGACATATGCGAAGGGAATGCCGAATATGATTGGATATGCAAGATGGCAAAAGAAGAGACGAATCAGGAGATAGCAGATCTATATGCCCATGGTGGGATGTCGGTATAATTGCGTGGTGTGTGATGGCATGTTTTCTTTGGTTTGTTATAGGTTTCATCATTGCTACGGCATTATGGCTTGTTGTCATTGGATTCTTTGCCGCAGGAATCTGCGCGGTGTTTCTTCCATCTTTTATGATGAGCCATTCCACGGAAGAATCTATGGATGCCTATAAAAGAGAACACCCGTGGATGTTTCGTTGGTGGAACTTTGTCGCAAGGCTTGACAAAAAGTTTAGGGGCTGAATGGAATTCGCTACCTTAGGACCCTACGGCCTTTCCGCATAATCTGCGGAGAGGCTTTTTATTGGACTGTATGGGCTATTTAGGTGACACGATGTAATTTGATATGAGCATATCAGTTCCATCGTGGAATCAAAGGAAAAACAAAACTAATGAAAGGACTAAAAGAAATGAAGTTCGGAAAGGTGATGGCGGTGATTGCCGCTGCTGCAACAATCGTCTGCGCTGGATGCAAGTCGCTTCCAACTGCGGAAGTCATGAAGGCAACGGCAACTTCTATCGGGTATGCTGCTGGTCTTGTGGCGAACGAGACGAAAATCGACGACAAGGCGAGAAACACCATCGTTGAGATTGTCAATGAGGTAGCCAAGGTTATTCCAGAGAAGGGGCAGAAGTTCGAGGATGCTTGGACTCCCGTAGCGAAGGAAATCGTGGCTAAGCTCATTGCTGACGGCAAAATTACAGAGGGAATCGGAACGATTTCTCTTGCCGCATTTGGAATCGCCGTGAAGGGTATAGACTACATTTTCGACATACGCTATCCGAAGGCGAGAGAGTATGAGGAACTTGTAGCAGCCGCAGTGTCTGGGTTTACAGATGGCTTCCTTACCGTGTTCAAGCCGGCAAACGATGCTACGAAGGGTACTGCTTACAAGGCAGATGATGCCGCATATAAGTGGCTCAAGGCGAATGTCAAGTAGGAATGTTTCTATCAATATTGACAATGCCAAGACAGGCCCGTTCCTCAAGGAGCGGGCTTGTGTTTTTTTGTAAAAGGGCGATTGCAAGGGGATAAGGGCTTGTGGTATAATAAGGGCGACATCTGGGAAGTCCAGATACCAAAACAGGAGAAAAAACAATGCACAAGCCTCTTACGAAAGAGCAGAAGGAAAAGATCGATTGGCTATATCGAGAGCGTGGCTGGCCAATCAAGAAGATTGCCAAGCATCTCCATATCGGAGACAAGCGGGTTTCCGCATACCTCCGTGGGAAGACTTGCGGATGCGAATGCAACAAGAAGCCCCATAAGAAGGTGAACGATTCATTTCTTGTCACGGTAAAAGGACTTGCCAAGACCTATGAGAAGGCTTGCAGCAACTTTGTGGATACCGTGTACAAGATTATCCTCGAAGAAATCTCCGATTTGCTCTCAACGAAGAAAATCACAAAGAAGGAATGTGAGAAGAGAGTCGATGGAAGGCTTGACCGCCTCTTCGATGCCTCCATGAATCTGACCTATTCGGCTGGGTGCGCAGCGATTTTCTCGATGCCACCAAAGTTTAAGCGGTTGTGGCTGGAAAGCATTCTTCGAAACCCAAAGGAAGTTATTAAGAAGAAGTAAGACACAAAGGAGACAAAGAAGATGATTTACTCGCCAATTGAAATCAACGTCAAGTTCGACGAAACGAAGAAGGTAAGGAAGATTCGCGGGGTTCTGCTCGAGAAAGCTGAAATCGCAAAGGTCGTGAAGCTAATAGACAAGAGCAATTCTGATGGGCTGAAAGGGAATGATGCGATTCTTCTGATGCGGCTCAAGGAGGCGGCTGCTGACTTGGCAAAGAAGTAATTGGCTCTGTTCGAGTCCTAGACATCAAAACGTCAGCCGCTGGGGGAATGGTGGATTGTTACCTTCTCTCGGCGGTTTTCTGTTTGTCTAGTAATCATAGGCATATTGTGAGCGGAAGAAGGAAGGATTGTCGCAATATGGCAGACGAAGTTAAAAGCATACTGGTTGAATCGTTGGAGACCGCAAACAAGGATGGGACTTCAATGAAGGAGTTCCTTGCAGACTGTCTGCTTTCTTCTTTTGGCAAGGCTACCATGGATGAAAGCATCTTCAAGCGCAAGAGAGGAAGACCGAGGAAGGATGAGAATCAATTGAACGATCTCCCTGAAGAGAGGCATGCGAGGGCAGCATTACTTGAAGAGAAGAAGGCACAGGCTAGAATGCGGGACAGGATAAACCCAGGGGCAACGAAGGAAGAGCGGCAGAAGATAGAATACAATGCTGAACTGCGGGAGATTGGGTGGGACTTGGAGGAATGTCCGGGGAAGGATTCAGAATTCGTGGAAATGGAGGAAGACCTCAAGTCTCTTCGCGATGAGGCGGGAAATCCGAGTGAGCCGTTTGGTGAGGACGAAGGTTTCAAGAAAGCCAGCAAGGAATTCAAGGACTTGAAGGAAGAAGTCGTTCTCTATTATGGCAAAGCAAAGGAGTATCTTGGGAAGAATGATTTTCGCAGAGTAGAGGAGATGGTATCATACCTGAAGCCGAAGCCAAGAGAGTTGACGCAGAAGTTTGAGACGGTAGAAAAGGCTTACGATGCCTTGTGCGAAGCATTGTGTGCAATGGCAGATGCGGATGGGAGAGGTAGAGGAGCGGCTAACCCTGACTCATTGGAGGTGGAGAAGAAGGGTTTTGGGATGATGGATGGAGAGGACTATTCGGAATATGCGAAGAGAATGAAGTCTATAGGTCTTGGGAAAGAGATTCCAAAGACTATAAGGAACATAGACAACATTGTGGAGAATACGGAACGGCGCTGGCGGAGCGTCGCCGGGATTTCAATTTCGGACTTCAAGACAATCAAGGAGAATTGGCAGAAGACGATACGTAGGCTGCTAGGGAAGAGTTTCATATCTAGCAACCTAAAGATAGATGGCGTGAACAGGCTTCTTTCGTATGGGCTAGATTTTGGTGATTATGATGTCGGCTATGGGATTTTGCAGCCAATGAATCCATTCATGGCATCTGTGACCATGGGTGGGCAGTATGGTGAGATTATCGTGAAATGGAAGCCATACAAGGTTGTCTCTACCATGTCATTTGCAGATAGCATATCCATGGGAAGGGGAGGATACAATTTCGTTTGTGCATCGTTTTTGACATGTCCATCGCCATGTTCGTTCAACCCAGAAAGCAAGACTTTGCTCAATAGGCTTCGCCATGAAGTCATGGATGCAAGCATAGAAGAACTATGCGACATGACAGATATGCCGTATTGCGAACTGCAGTTGCATGGGAACACGGAGGATTACAATGCGGAAGCAGTAGAAAGCATCATGTTCTCTTCCGAATATGAAGTATGCAACCTGACTTCCGAGGCGCTGAAAGCAATATCGGAAAATGGGATAACAATCTTCATAAAGGGAGAACCGATAAGTATTGAAGATGGCAAGATTGTCAAGACTTCAGAGATGGGAGGGCAGAAGTAATGCAGTTGAAATACAAGTTCTACTATGGGGGGAACCACAACCCTTTCAAGCAAGAGGCGGAAGATGCCTATCGCAAGGTATCTGAAGAGAGGAAGATTGCAGATGGAGACAATGTAGAGCCAACAGAGAAGGTTCTCCCTACTCTTGCATCTTGGCCGCAGTATGTAATAGCCGAAAGCAAGTCAACGTTCTGGAAGATGGAACGTGCAATTGGCATGAATGCCGAAGCAAAGGCAGGAGAGGTTGAGACGATTTGGAGAGAGGCAGTAGGGCAGCGGAAGGTTGACAAATGGATCCTGTCGGCGGAAGGAGACGAGACGGAGAAGGCGATGTGCTATTACATCAAGGTGCTGCATGGCATGTTCGCTCCTAACGATAGGACAGTAGATTTTAGATTGTACTTCTCTGAAGGTGGCAAGGCAAAAAGGCTAGACATGGACGATGGATTTACATTGTCACCTTATGAAGAGTGAGCGAGAAAACACAATCCTTCAGGTTTGTGATGAAAGCGAGCTGGGATGTTGATTAATAGGCAGGAATTAGATAGGAAGCGAAACCCCTATGCAAACAAACCATAACCATTTTTACCGCATTCAGGTGTCTTGGCTGTTGTCCAAGGTTTCGCCATCTGTCTGCGGTTTTTGATTTGGCTATGAAGGTATACAAGTTCAAGGCATACGACAGGGCGAAAGACGGGGTTCAAGACCGTCTCATCACCCGCTTTGGATTTGTGAGGAACTATGCCGTCCGAATGATGGAAGGGTACTACAAGTTCTATAGGAAGACCCTATCTGCATTTGAACTTTCCAACCACATAGCGAAGAAGAAGAAAAGAAATTGCCGCACTGCTAAAATGGTAGAAGGCTTGCCGTCACAGGCAGTTCAGGAGTGCATAGGGAGGGTGTACAAGGGCTTGCGGAACTTCTTCTCCTACTGCAAGAGGAAGAAAGTTGGAAAGACTGTTGACAGGGTTAGACCTCCAAAGATGAGGAAAGCAAGCCACAACAAGTCCTATACTCTTCTACAGGCAGGGTACAAGATAAACGGAAACCATGTTGTACTTCAAGGACGGAGATACGGCTTTCACAAGTCACAGGAAATCAAGGGAAAGGTAAAGAGACTGACGATAAAGAGGGACAGGTGCGGAGACATCTGGTTCATCGTGCTGACGGACTGGAACGATGTCCAAGAGATACCAATGACGGGTAAGGCTGCTGGGTTTGACTTTGGACTTAAGACGTTCCTGACGAGACACGACGGAATCAAGGTGGAGATGCCCCTGTTCTTCAAGAGAAACATGAATGAACTGGCGAAAGCACAGAAGCGAATGGCAAAGAAGGTAAAGGGAAGCCACAACCGCCACAAGGCTAGGCTTGCCGTGGCACGGCTCTACCGCCGCATAGAGAATCTTAGGAACGACTGGCAATGGAAACTTGCTAACGAGATAGTCAAGGAGTTCGACATCATCTGCATAGAGGACTTGAACCTTGAAGGAATGAAGAGGCTCTGGGGACGGAAGGTAAGCGACTACGGTTTTGCTGACTTTGTAGCCAAGCTGGAGTATCTAGCGGAGAAGAACGGAAAAGAAGTCCGCAAGGTAGACCGGTGGCTTGCCAGCAGCCAGACTTGCCACAAGTGCGGGCATAAGAATCCCGACACAAAGAACCTTCAGGTCCGAGAGTGGGTATGTCCCAATTGCGGAGCAAGGCACGACCGCGACGTGAATGCGGCGATAAACATTCTTACGGCAGGGACATCTGCCGATTGGCGAGGCTCAAGTAAGACCAGAAACTCCATGGAGGAGTTGGTGGCATGAACCGCTTGTAGCCAAGAATCCCAACAGCTTTAGCGTTGGGAGTATGTCAAGAAGGGTGAAGTGATAGATTGAAAATGGGCTTGTGAAAGAAGGAAAGTAGATGGAAAGGCCAAAGACAACATGGAGGGCTAAAAGCATCAAGGTGGCTGATGATGCAAGAGAGCCTAGATGGGTTGCATGCAAGATATGCGGGACGGAAAACCTAACGTTCGCCACTTCTTCGGAAGATGGAGAATATGTTTGCAATAGTTGCAAGAAAGAAGATACGAGTCCTATATCTATGAGATGTTTGCGGCACAAGAAGAGATTCAATGTGCCGAGATGGTGGACAGATGTAAGCAGGTGGCTATGTCCAGCCTGCTATGATAGGCTTTCGGAAGAGGAACGTTCCAAGTATGCTCCTAAAGGGATAGAGCCTCCGACAAGGAGCGCCGAAGAAGGAAAACAAATAGTATTACCTTCTAAAAACAAAAATGAGTATTGCCAGCCAAGTATAATCTCTTATCCTCAATATGATGAATCTAAGGAACTTGGTTCTCCTGATGTGTCATCGCCAGAATCGGTAGAACGAGCAGATGCCAAAGATACGAATCATGATAGCGACACTCCACTTAACTTTTCAAAATGGAAATGGAGCAGGAAAGAGACAAGGATTGCCGACAACCCATCTTTTGCCGGGCTTCTTCCGAGATACAAGATAGCCTGCCAGAAGTGTGGAGAAGTTGTCCCATGCCATTATGTGTGGTTTGAGAAAAGCACGGTATTATGCCCTTCCTGCTATGGGCAGATGAACGATTTCGAGATTAAGAAGTTCCATGAGCAGCATAAGTTAGGAAAGCCAAGATACGAGCAGGATGTACGCCCGTTTGTTTCGCTTCCGAAATCGGTATTGCAGAAAGTCGAAGTCCCACGATATAACTGGACTAGGCAATCGCAGCTAGTGAACAGTGGAGGGTACTGGTCTAATGCTCGAATCATGAGTGCTAGCGAAAAGGAACTGATAGATGCTGCGAGAAAAGGAATAGTTTCAAAGGCTAGGATGCGAATAGAACTAAAGCGGAGAAAACATTCCGAATACTTCGATATGTTGTCCGAAGAAGTCGGCGTAACTCCAATTCCTATGTTTTAGATTTCTGGCCACCCCCTCTTTACAGCCGTCCTGATTGTATGGTAGAATATGTGCCGTCCGAGGACAAGGAAGATGAAGAGAGTAGCCGCAATAGCAAGAATATGTTTTTTATCCCTCATGGAGGGATGTGCTACTGCATATGTTGCGAATCTTCGTAGCGAGTATTCTGACAAGGGTGAGATTTATGGAGTATATCATGGAGACGATGAGTATCCGTGCATCTATCCAGCAACAAGGATTTCCTTTTTTGTAGAAGTTCCTACTTGGTGGTGTCCGAGTGAGACGGAGATAGGAAGAGGGTATGAGGCATGGCTATGGCCGATTGGTGCTCCTCTATCCATAGTCGATGTTGTCTGCTCTATAGCAACCGATACGATAATGCTTCCATACGACTATTACACAAAAAGAATGGCAAGGTGACAAATGAGTTCTGGACATGACAAGCGAGACAAGAGCACAAAGGATTCTCTAGTAGAAGCCTTGGAGGAAAAAAGTCTTGGGATTCCTGACAATCCAACGTTACCTCTTGTAGGTTCGGAAAATGTGCCTATTTCAGAAGAGGAGGAGAAGGATGTTGAATGATAGCATAATGGATGAAGACCCAAAGTGGATGAGCGAGGCATCTGAGGAGAAGTTAAGAGAGTTTGTGAAGGTGTTAGATGCAAATGAAAATCACCCACGACATGAGTTGCTTGTGAAAGCATTTGATAAAGAGTGCAATCGCCGAACTGCGGAATACTATGAATCCAGAAATGGAGGTGAATGGATATGAGAAAGCAGAACAAGAATATGTCCATAGACATGGCTAAAACAATAGTTCGTGCGGCAATGAAGGTTATTGTGGACTTCATGGTAGGAGAAGACTCAGGTACAGAGTCTTATCAAAAGAAGTATGACAAGGTTGATGCTGTCGATGATAATGTCATACAAGCACTTGGGCTAGCAGATTTCAATGACAACAAGATAGCTCAGGAATTTTATCGCCTTGCAAAGAACATCAAAGATTGGAAGGCAGACCATCTGTCATTCCTTTGTGGCGAACCATGCCCCGAACGATGGATGTTTAAGACAATGATTTGAGAAAGGAAAAAAAGAAATGTTATACAAAAGTGAAAGAGCAACGGATGCGGGATGCGTGACTACCTTTATTGTAAAAGGGAAAGACACTTCTACATTCCGTATTGTGTCGTTTTCCATGTCGGATGCTTTCGCAGCGAAGCAACACATTAATCGCGTAGAGAGAAGCATAGAGATAAGCATCTTCGACTCTGATTCGCTAGAGTGGAAGGTGGTGGTTCCATCTAGTGTATTCAATCATGGAGACTGTTTAGAGATGCAGACGAGGGATAGCATGTTCCTTCTCAGAAAGGTGCAGGAATTCCTAAGAGACTATTTCGGGATTGCATTCTCATGGTAATGCTCGGCTCGCCATCATGCAATAGAGGATCGTCCAATCCTCCGTGGGCAACGTGGCCGAAGAGCTTGGCGAGGGGCGGTTTTGCTCATTCCCGCCTTGATTATTGGCTCTTAGCGGACTAGAATTTGCCTCAATAGCGGCATGGTACGAAAAGCCGCCGCACTATTTCAAGTTGATGAAACGAATCGTCATAGGAGTAGACGGATACAATCAGAGCATTACGGGAGATGTCTCGAGGACAGTGACTTGTGCCGCAACGGACTGCGATCATATTCCTCTTGTAATCGTAGAAAAAAGGACAATGAGTAACGATGGAACTGATGACAGAAAAGGCATTAGGCAAAGAAAAGGTGAGAGGGGCTGCCTATTCTCTTCTTAGAGACATTCAGCATGGCCTGAATACTACTGCTAATTCATACTGGGAATTTTTGCGCTATGGTCACAAGAAAGAGTTCGATGATTATAACAAGAAGAACTCCAACGAGCGGCTAGAAGTTATCATAAAGGAAGATTACCAATGCATGCGCAATGCTATTATGGCGGATGCAATTCGCTTGTACATTGCCAGACTCGAAGAAGGGAACGTAAGCAATGAATCTCACTAACGAAGAGAAGAAAAAGATAGGAGATGCGGCATCGGCTATGATGCAGGCTTTCTGTGAGTTCAGGCTCGCAGAGGATAGGCTAAACATCGCAAACTCATTGTCTGGGAATCTTGCGAAGATAAGAGTTCCAGACGAACTTATTAAAAATGCTCTAACACCGTATGTTGGAGCATTCAAGGAGATGCAGTGCAAGTTTTTCGAGGCCTTGGAAATTCCTCTGACGAACAATGAATTTTGGGATTGGTACAACAAGCAGCCTCCGAGCATGGAACAATTGAAGCATAAATGGAAAGAAGTTATGGGATGAAGTTATGGCATTGAGTAGGAGAACGATGCCATGAATTTCTTTCAATATCTATACGGTGAAAAAGTTGCAGAAGACAAGAAGAGCGAATACAATGAGAGGAAGTATTATCTTGTCAAATGCAAGGATGGAGAGCATGAACTGCGGAAACTCATTGACTACATAGGGAGAAACGGAAATGGCGGACATTCGTTCGACATAGTAGTAGACCCTGGTAGCAAAGATCAGGAACGGCATTTCTTCTGGGATGGGGACGGCCCCGATCGAATAGATTCTATCGTTGAAACAAAGACTAGTGACGATAAGGAACTTGTTGGGATTCTTCTTACGGCATTGGAAAGAGTTCAAAGGCTAACATTCGCAGAGGGCTCTTCAAGCGATGATGAGGCCAAAGTCCTTAAGACTGCATTGAATAATATCCATGATATAATTGAGCCGCTTCTTAGTGGTGTGGAATATGAAGATGACTTGAGGGATTCATTGAGAGAAGTTCTTTTCGCAGTCAATAGTAGCGATGATTCAGCAGAAAAGAAATTAGACCATATCAAATACATTGTTGAGGCAGCATTAAAATAGACAGATGCCATTCTCTTTGCCAATTTTGGCATATTTTAGAATGGCAGACATTTCGTATAAGGATTTGATAGCACCATCGTTCTACGGGCTATGGAACGATGTGGTAAACCAGAAGTACCCAGAAATCTGGTTGGCAGGTGGTCGTGGATGCATAGACGGCGACACTCTTATTGACACACCAAAAGGGTGTGTGAAAGTTCGAGACTTCGATGGCGGACTCATATATTCTATTGGTGAGTATGGACAGGTTGTTGAAACGATAGCTTGTAGGCCGATACGATACACTAAAGAAGACCTGTTTCGTGTTAATGTAGGTAGCAAGTCTATTTTAGTGACGGATGAACATAAGTTCCTTACTAAGAATGGGTGGAAGCGAATTAAAGACATTAGCGAAGGAGAGGCTATTGCTTTCTACGACTCTTCCTATTGTCAAAAACCCCGTCAGCCCATTCCTTCTTCAATAATTCAGACTGCTTCTTTCGATGTTCCTCAGTCCAAGGTTTGTAGATGCCGTTCTTCCATCGTTCCTTTGCATTTGAAGAAAGACTCGCTCTACCACTTTCTGAGACATTGTGCCGAATCCCCTGAAGTGTCGCACGAAGATGCTCTCCGTTTGATGAGAACACTTCTAGGTTTGATATATCGTTATTGGCAGGATTTCCATCTTTGTGATGAACTACCTCCGAAGGAAGGAGAAACCTACCTAGATGTTTTTCAACAACTAGCCGATGTTCTTGGATATAACCGTTGTCGTTTGCATTCGGATGGTCAGGAACACGAACAAAAATATATCCATTATGAGCAACGAATCTACCACCGTTCCAAGAAGGATTGTCGCACCCTTTCCTTGGGCAAACATTCTGTAAGCAAGGGAAATGGAATCTTACAAAGGCTTTCTGGATTGCTTTTGGAGACCTTCCCATTAGTTGAGCAATCTCAAAGGAACGAAGACCTTGCTTACAGTATTCTGCTAATTGTAAGACTTGTTCTTTCGTCCATTTCACATTCGGATTCTTTGGAGGACGGTCTTTCCGAATCGGATGCTTACGCCCCTCCCAAAGGTTATCGGGGGGCTTCCAGCCTTCAAATGCTTTCCGACATGCTTCGGCATACTGTTCACGATGAGTCATATAGTGATTCCTTTCTAATAAAAGAGAATGAGTGTTTGCACGACCTCCATTATACCACATGGATGCCCATTCGGTCAATTAGATTTGAGAAAAAAGATTACTATTACGATTTGTTCGTTCCAATCTACAACAATTATATTGCAGAAGGATTTGTAAACCACAATTCAACGAAGTCATCGTTTGTCTCTACTTGCATACCGCTTCTAATGGAGATGAATCCACGTCTCCACTGCTGTTGCTTCCGCAAGTTCGGAACTAACCTTGCTGATTCAGTCTACTCTCAATTCGAGTATACTATCAATGAGAAACTACGTCCGATAGCCGACCATTGGGTGTTCAAGCGTTCACCTCTAAAGATAGTGAACTCACGAACGGGGCAGCAGATTCTATTCCGCGGATTGGATGACCCGCAGAAGGTGAAGTCGTTAAAGGCACCGTTCGGGTACTTCGGCCTGATTTGGCTGGAAGAATTGGCTGAGTTTGATGGGATTGAGGAAGTCAGAAACGTCCTGCAGTCGTTGCGCCGTGGCGGTCACTACTTCCAAACCTTTTGTAGCTACAACCCACCTGAGACTAGCTCAAATTGGGTAAACCATGAGGCAAGCGTTCCACAGATAGTAGATGGGAAGCTCTATCGGTATGTCCACCATTCAGATTACAGAACTGTTCCTCGCGAATGGTTAGGAGATGATTTCTTTACTTCCGCCGAACTCCTGCGATCGACAAATGAGAGAGCATTTAGACATGAGTACCTAGGAGAAGTCACTGGAAATGGCGGAGCGGTATTCCCGAATGTGGTGCCGCTAGAAATGTCGGATGAGATGATTTCCCATTTCGACAGCAGACGTTTTGGGCTTGACTTTGGTTTTGCACTAGACCCGCTACACTATTCGGCTTCTCACTATGACAAAAAGCATAGAGACCTCTATATTTGGGATGAGATAAACGAACTGAACTGCACCAACATTGCGCTTGCAGAACTATTGAAAGCAAAGAAGGATGATATCGGCTTCAACTACATAATGTGCGATGCAGCCGAGCCGAAGTCGATTGCCGAACTAGAAGGATTGGGAGTAAATGTTCTGCCCGCTCAGAAGGGGCCAGATTCAAGAAGATTCTCATATCGTTTCTTGCAGAGCCTTGCTCATATTTACATCGACCCCATTAGGTGCCCAAAGACTTACAAGGCATTTGTACAGTGCGAATACCTGAAAAACAAAGCTGGGGAGTTTATTTCACGATACCCTGAAAATGGAGGAGACGATCCAATCGACTCCGTAAGATATGCCTTGATGGATGATGCAATCGACGCAGGACTCTTCTAATATCCTCGTTGGCATTTTCCGTAAAGGAAAAGGATAGGATATGAAAGGTAAAGCAATAAGCATAATTGCGGGAGCTGCCGCTATTGCGACTATCGGAATAACTACATTATCCGATGATGATAGTATTGGTTCATCTCACGAATCTAAAATATCCACACGGGCATCAAAAAACACCTGCCGTCTCGAGACTGCATATGCCGTGGGATTGATTCAAGGTTGGCCCGTTATGATATTCGTCAATGAGGATGCAAGCAAGACGAATGCCGCCGATAGACTAGAATCGCATGTTGGTAAGGGCATATCTAGGATTCTCTCATACAACAAGATTGAAACCCCTCCAACCGATTGTACTCTAACCTTATTCACTTCCACTAATAGCGGCTCTGGATGGAACATAGCCTATCCTACGGCGGAAGAAAAGCAAGCGGCAACAAATGCTTTGATGGCTTCTCATGCCTGCCAAGTAAGGGATGTAGAAAACCTTCCAGATGGATGCATTGTCTCTATTGGATG